GAGTCCAGGGGTAAGCCATTACATACTTACCGTTGATGCGCATCAATCTCCATTGCAGGAAGAAAGCGCCATATGCATATTTGCTTGCGCTCATACTGAACCCTAGATCCTTCATCGCTGCCACAAACGCCTCAGCATCGAAATTCTTAGGATCATAAATGAAATTCAAGTCATCCCCCATAACTAAGTATGGATATTTGGCGCCATATAAGATTTGTGAGTGTCGTGGGTTTAACTTCATCAAAGCGTAAGTGGAAGCTGTCCCATTAATGAGTCCACCACCGCGATTCGTATCAATGAAGCCAGAGAAAATTCTTCCGAATATTTCAATGATTCTACGTTCTAACCCATTAACTAGCCATGTTTTAGTCATAAGTAACGCTCGTACTTTTGCCATATCTTTGGATCGCTTACCGTTTGCTTTAAACATACTCATGGCCCCTAAAAGGTAGATGAATTCAAGGGAGACTGACATATCATAACCGTTGTAGTCCCAGTTGGACATGCTTAGACCGTTAGCCTCACAATACTCAACCATGTTAATTAGTACTTGCTTTAAATACTGGTCATCATTGTAGCCAGCAAATATTGGTGACTTGAGTTTATATGCGCTAATTTCTTCTGATTCCAGCTGATTAAGAACCAGGTTGACTCGTCTGTCAATAGCGATTAGTAGGCGGCCCTTGCCTCGCTGATTCCTCCCGTATGCTGTTGATACGTTGTGGTCAAACAAATCTTGTAACTTTAACTTCATTGCCTGTTGCATAGTCAGCTCAGCATATGTGATATCCTTACCTGGCACGATAGCTCTATCATTCGTCCATGTCTCGTAACTGACATTGGTGTGCTTCGTCATGAATGGTAAGTTAATCTGACGGAACTCAGTTGTTGCTCTAACTGAGGGGATGAGATCTAAAGTAGCTAAAACCGCTCTCTGAAATACAGGATTATGCTTCAAATTCTGTAAGACTTTGGGGTTGGATGGTTTTCGCTCCGCAAAAACTTTGATACCCTTTTCCCTCTGTTCCTGTTGACCGGGCTGAATGTCACGTTCATTTTCCTTTAGGTTGTGGTGACAGTCAACATCATAATGTGCTACATCAGTCAAGGACTTGCTTTCGTCGTACTTGCCTGAGGCCCCAGCACTGTTATATTTTGCCAATGCCC